GAAGCATGATGTAGTCATGTGTTGGCGTATAGTAAGCACGGCTTTCGCCATGTCTGATCTCAGCCAGTGTCTCAGCAAGGAACGCATCACATTCAGCATTGCGTTGCTCAGCATTAACCGGGATAGGTTTTTCTGTGAGGTGGTCCAGCCCGTCACACTGCGCCGTGTTGAAAACAGTGAAGCCTTTCAAGAATGGGATGAACTCTTTCAATCCTGTTTGAGGGTTCTCTTTCTCAAACGTCGAGGCATAGATGATACCAGTCCCCTTCTCACCCTTACGTACATTGCCACCAGCTTCTTGCGCCTGTTTGTATGTCAACCAGCGAGAGCAAGTGTAGCCTCGCTCTTCAGCCGTCATCCAAAGCATGACAACATTAGCTCCGCTATATGCTCGACGTGTCACAGCATTGCGAGGCATTCCACCTGAGCCGACACCAGACCAAGGCTTTTCCCAAGGCATGACACCAGCTTGCATTGCAGCGAGAATGCGGTCTGTCACCTGTTGTTGGATTGAAGTAGACATTGGAGTAGCTCCGCTTGCGTAAGGGTTAGATAATTGACTAGGCCACAGTGATAGCTTTGCCTGTAGCTGCATCAATGATCACAGTGTTTAGCGTGATACTGTAATCATCCGACTGATAGCCTTCCTCACTCATTTTCTGCGAGTAATAGGATATGATTTGCACATCACTGGTTTGATACAGTTTAAACAAACCGTCAAAGCAAGGTGCACCATACTTTGCGATATGTGAGGGATTGGTTCGAAGAACGATTGCCTTACGATAGTGTGTCACTTGTGATCTCCGATCCGTTTCGATGATCTAACTATCTGCTAAGCGTAACGGATTGTCAAAACGCGAAAAAAACAGAAATATCATATCAATGAAATCAATAGGTTATAGCATGATCTAAGCTGTAAAAATACAGGGTGATTTGCAGGGCATCGCGCAGAAATAAGCCAATAAAATCATGAGCTTATAATGTAAGATGTGGTGATTTGCAGGGCTGATTTGCGCTTGTGTGAGCTTGTGTGAGCATTGGAAAAATAATTTATTGTAGAGGTTAAGTTACGTGTCGTGTAATGTATTGAACGTGTGTACGTGTAGCATGGATCATGCCAAGAAAAGAGGTTGATTATTGTTTAGATAATGTTGAGCAAAAAATAGGGCACAACACACAAACACAGCAATATAACCTTTCGCCCTGGTAGCGATAGGGTTCACTGGTTACCCGTTGCGCCGGATTTGAGCCGGTTAGAGCTAACAGCTTGTCCCTTCACCCTCCGATTGTGTCTAATCGCCTATGCAATGCGATAAAAGAGCAAGAAAAACAATGGTTTAACCCACAATGTGGCAGGCACAAAGCCCATTTTGCTTGAGCTGTAGAATAAAATCATTGCTCTGATCAAGTTGGCAGCACGAACTGAGCAAAAAGGCGACCGGCATGGGGGGAATCGGCCCAACGCTCCTAGGCGTTACCTTCTCAGATTTTTTCACAATTTTCTAACACTTTGCTAACCCCCCACTAGGAAGCCCGCTGAGCACCCTCTAACACAACCGGCTACCCTAGTAGCGCAAATATGCTAAACCCCTGTCAGCAACCTTCCTAGCTCGTTCTAGCGCAGCTCTAGCGAGCCACAGCCCTATTCTAATTCACAACCCTAGGTGGTGCTTGCACTCCTCGCGTCCTGAACAACCCTTCAACATGAGTTGGCTCAAAGTAACGCGCTGCACACTCCACTGCCAGCTCCTCGTCAAACTCTTTGCACGAAAAGATGTCGAGATAGACCTCACCTGTAGCGTCCACAAAATGGGCACAGATGTTACTTGTCTCTATCAACTGTGTCAGCGTGTAGCCAGCCTTGCTAGGATCGTGCTCAGCAAAGTGAACCACTTCTGGCTCCCCGTAGGCTTTCATGTCGATGGTTTCGACAAGGTCTCTAACAAAGTTGATGATGTGGTTCGCGTCTGTGATTGTCTTGAGATTACACCCAGCCATGTCGAGCGACAGGTGATAACCCCACACGTAGTCTCTGTTTACTTCATTCATATGTGACCAATTTCTTTTGAAAGGTGCTAGCACCAATGTTGTACTTCTGTTTCCTACCGTGAGCATTGTCCATGAACTTTGTTAGCTCTGCTTCAAGGGCTATCTGCCTCTCGTGAGCAATGCCTCTATCAGCATCTTGAGCCATGTTCTCAGTCCAATAACCAACAGCCATTGCTAAAGCATCGAGACGATCATCATGTTTAAGTGAACCTCTCTCTAGCGTTATGCGAGTGAGTTGGTAGACAAGTGTCTTGGTGTATTTGTTATCAGCATCATATTGCTGAGCAGTTCTGTAATCATCCTCGATCACCATCCTGTCCACGATGAGCCTGTGTCTGCTGATCACTGGCTCAAGGGTGTCGATAATCCTTCGCTCTTTCTGTGTAGAGTGTTTGACTTCTTCTACAGCACAAGCGTGAATCTTGTTCAACACTGGTTCAAAAAGTGCTTGATACATGCCATCACCAAAGTTAGCTTCTATGATGATGTAGTTGACGTTCTCTTCTTTAGCTATCTTGGCTAGCTTGGTGAGTGTAGCAGTGTCATAACCACCTTGTAGACCTCCTGCTCGTGTTACGAATAGGAAGCCATTGAGCATCTTGACGACTGCATAGCCTGTTTCATCCTTGCCTCTACCTGAAGGATCAATGGACATGACGGTTCCCGTATATTCATTGAACTGTTCAGAGTGGCTAGCAGGGTTGTAGAACCTGTCACCAGCCATAGCTAGGTTAGGAAGCTCTTTTACCTCTCGCTTAGGATCAGGTAGCCAGTTGACCTTCATAGGTGCCTTGTCTTTAGGAACATCCATGACAACAAGGTCTCTGATCTTCAGTGGGTATCTGTCTTCATCACTTAGCTGGGTGTTGAGCATGAACTGTAGACTGAAGCCAGCACGTCCATACTCTGATTGACGAGCTGCTAGGTCTATGTCTGAAAAGCGTTGAGGGTCTGTTGTAAGCCCTGCTAGCTTGGTGTCCATCATCTTCTTGATGAATGGAGCTAAGTTCTCACCGTACTTCTCACCCTCTTCCTTAGTAGGAACAAGGGCAGGCCAGATGCGTACTTCGAATGTCTCTGGTAGCTTGTTGTAAATGGAGTCTTCTGTCTGAGGAGTGCCTAGATAGATTACCCTAGCGTGGTCAAGAGGCTTGAGGATAGCTGAGAACTCTTTGGTCCTCTCTATCAGCTTCTCACGCATGTCAGCAGTAGCTGCATTGTTCAACACCTCCACGTCATCTGCAATGATCTCGTCAGCACGAGAGCCAGTGAGCTGACCAGTGATACCAACAGATTTGACTGATGGTGACTGGTCAGCAGTAGCTGGACCCACATCAAACTCGATACGAGATTGTCGTTGTTCTTCTCGTGGGCGCAAATGCGCTAGGATGTCCATCTCCATGATCAACCTCATGGTGAAGGTGGAGAAAGCATCAGCCCGACTCTTGGAAGCAGAGACCACGAGGAACTTCAGTTGAGGGTTAGCGTACAAGCGCCAGAGGACGTAAGCAGATGTGATGAAACTCTTACCTACGCCTCTGAATGCTTCGATGGCAATCTTGCTAGGACCGTGTTGGAGGAAGTAAGCAATGTCATATTGGATTGGTGTAGGGTCTGGTAGACCAATGTGTTTCCACACCACATAGAGAAACTTTCTGAAGTCCTGTTTAAGTGGGTCTATTTGGGTGTCAATTTGGTCTGTGATCGAAATCTTCGTCATTGAATGTTGGCAATGAAGCCATCAACTTTCCAATAGGGTTATCTTCAGTCGCTATCGCTTCAATACCATTGTTCTGAAGGAACTTGATAGCAGCGTTAATATCTGCTGGAGAAGCGTCACCACTCTTGATACGATTTGTCAGCTCCTTCGCTACAAGTTCGTGCAAAGCTCCTAACACATCGTCTGTAGCTCGTTTCCTATTCATTTGGGTAATGTTCCAATCCACGGCACAAGCTTAATTGTCAGCGCACCGATTGTTGAGGAGATGCCAGCAACAAGCATAAGGGTTTTCCACCCTCCTCGTGCTTGACTCAACACCTCTTTGATATCGCGAACATCTGTTCGCATCTCGTCAATGTTCTTTTTGAGATAGTCTACTTCTGTTTTGAGGATAGCTATCTGCACTTCTGGAGCCTCACTCAATTGCAGTAAGCCTCCCGTCTAGCATTGTTGACTTTGACCTGACGTAGGGTTTCATCTGTGTCTTTCTTAGACCAGCTAATAGGAGACCACACGGCGCAAGCACTAGTTACGCTCGAACTTGTCATGGTCACGCACCCTGTCAGGAGAGACGTTAACGCTGTCGCCAGCAGTAATTGCTTCATTGGTCCTCCTGATGATCTCTGTGTTAGCCTTTGCTTCCATCTCCGCTACAGCATCATTCCTGATCTTGTAGTAGATGCCTGTGAGCGTAATGAAAACGATGATAGCTATGCCGACATACCGGCCTATGGGGGTGAGGAGGAATGCAATCATACGCCATGCTCCTCAAGATGTTGTTTACGCCAGTACCAAATAGCTCCACCCAAGCCGACAACAACTGCCATCATGAGGAACTGAGGGTTTGAGAAAAGACCAAGCACGGTGCTGAACAGATCGTTAGCCTCTTGAACCTGTGCTACAACCTCTTTAGCAGCCCCTACACTGCCTAACGCACCCACTACAATGGCGCTGTTGGCCTGTTTGCTCTCTGTAATGGCCTTAGCAGGCGCAGGAGCAGGGGTTGCTTCATCGTGTAGCCACATCTTCTTGCAGTGTGCCAAGTCTGTCCTACGGGCTTCTAGGCCGTTTACACCACCGTTTATCTTCTTGGTGATCTTTACGATGTCGTCAGCATCTGCAAGGGAGTTGAGCTTGTGTGATTTCCAGTACTCACAAGCAATCTTGAGTGCGATAGCTGGGTCAGCAGCCTTCTCAGGGTCTTTGATGAGGTCTACACCGATGCGCTCAGACATGCTTTTGTAGTTAGCCCTGCCGGTGAGCTGGAATAGGCCCCGGCCACGGAAGAGGTAACCATCCCCAGACACTGTGTTACCAAGGTCCTTACGCCCCTCGTAACGCTTTTGTGCTGGGGTTGGTCCCCATATCTCGTGCATGTATTTGAAACCACCACTCTCGTGACACGCCTGTGCCCAAAAGTGACACTTACGTAGTGGTGTGTTGATATCATAAGCATCAAGGACACTGGCTGCATCAGCGAGCGCCTTGATCGTCTCAGGCTTGATCTTTGGAGACAGAGCGCGAAGGTCGTCTGCTAGTGTAGGCATGTAATGTCCTTTAACGAAGTAATAGAAATGCTAAAAAGATGCCCGTAAGAGCGCCAACAAGAAGCAAAAAGATTGTTCCGTAGAACGCAAACGCTGCAAACAGCTCTTCTTGCTCTTTTTCAGCTTGAAGTCTGCGCTGTTTGTCTAGCTTCTTCTGTTCAGTGATTTCCTTACGGAGTGAATCCAAGCCAGCAAGCCCCCACTCAGAGACAATGAAGTTTTCAACTTCTGTCTGGAGTTGTTCAGCTTCCTTCTTGGCTGCAAAGATTTCCAACGCTCGTGCTTCAGCAGAGCCAGCATTGAGAAAACCCCCTTTAGGAGGGGCAGCAGCAGCTTGTGTTAAGCCTGCAACTGAGGACCAGAGCTTTGATAGATCACCTA